AGGTATAGAGTACAAGGGAGCTCAATCTTTCAAAATAGCAAAATCTCGTTCAGAGTCTCAGGAAAAATGGTGGGAACATTTACTCAAGTCTAGATACGGTGAGAAACTTGGAACACAATTCAAGTATGATAATTGTATATTTGATTTTCTAAATATTTCAACAAAAACTATTTTTGAATGTAAACTCGGTTTAAAAGATTTTGATGAAGCTCAACACATTAAATATAGATTAGCTCTTAAGGAATATCGTATAATTTATCTTATTTCTACTGATTGTGTTATAGATATGGAAAGATGTTGTGTCTACACAACAAATCCTGATAACTATCAAGTCTTAATACCTGCATTAAGAGATAATAACTGGTTATGTTCTTTAATAGAAACTTTTGACTTGGTAGAAATCGAAGATTTTTTGACTCTTTTTGGAAATTCAAGCTAAAGAGTATTTAATTATGATAAAATGGATAAGTATCGCGATCCGAGAGACGCGGTTGAGATCATCGATAAGTTTAAAACTCTTCCTACTATTGGAGATGTTAAATTGTTTGCGGATGAAATTTTCCCAGGATGGTTTATTTCATCCATAAATGAATATTGCTCTGATTATCCATATCTAACAGATAACTGGAAAACAGTATGCTCTTTGACAGGATCAAAGAAAGCTCAGATTATAATTGTTGATGATATTATAGACGATCAGGATCATACTATAATTAAAATGTTTGCAGAATGTTTTACTCTGTCTGGGTTTAATGTTAGAACAAAGAATGACTATTTTGAATGTAGTAATTGTGGAAGAGCAATCCCATCGTTCAAACTATGGGAAACTTTCAAAGAAAAAAAATTCAATGTTCCTGAAACATGGGCTCCGACTTGCAAGAATTGTCTATAAAAAGTCTTATATTCTAATATTAGAATATAAGACAAGTGTAACTAAATTAAGTACAAAAAAATTCGTATTCAGCTGGAGCACGTTTGTAATATCCCATATATTTCAATTTTTCTATTCCTACAATAGCTGCATTTTGTTGAGCTCCGATTTTTGTATTTGATTTTCCGCCAGAACAAAGATAAACCCAAGTTTTTGGATCAAACTTTTTCTTATTTGTTTTTTCGGGTAATCTGTAATAAATGTTTGAAATTATTGGTCTAAATCCTTCTAGATTTACGTCACCTACGGTTTCCAAGTAGGCCCAATCTCCAAGTTCTTTATAAAGGTCAAATGTTTCTTTTAGGCGTGTCTTAGGATCCATTAAATCTTCGTAAGCCAAAGACATTGGTATTTCGTCAAAAATATTTGACAGAATGTCATATATAATACCGTACCCAACTCCTGGACGATATGCTTTGTCTAACAAATATTCTGTACAACCTATAAAAGCCTCTAAAACATCTTCTAATAAATCTCTTTTGTTGTATTTTCGATAGTGTTTATTCGGCTCATCGCCATCCTCTCCAGCGGAGATAAATGGCCAAAAACCCAAGTTGTCAGCAACAGTTGAAAAAAACACTTTTGCTCCATAGTTAATACGCAAACGCGCGACTACTTTAACACCTAAAGTGCAATCGAGCTGTGGAAATCTTCTGTAAGAGTAGCAGACAATGAATTTATTGGCTGCAACATCACCGATTTGTTCAAATCGTTCATAATTTTTTTCCTTGTCTGCTGTGAATGCAGTAAATGCAATTCCATATGCTTCCATTGACTTTTCATCAGTCAAACGGTTAATGTATTTTGGTTTAAGACTGCCTTTTTCAAGCATACTTTTAATCAGCGCTTTAAAATCTTCTCCTCGAGATCCTAAATATATACTTGATGGTATGGTTGTCATGAATTATACTTTACTCATAGAAGAAAACTTTAAATTTCATTTTTTTTTCATCTCGTCAATTTTAAATATCTTTACTTCTATTAAAATGACACACGGTTTTGAAAATTATAGTCGTCCTATTCTTCCACCAGTGTATGTTACTACTGCACCATCTCTGTTTCAGTATATGCGTCCTCACCCAATGCCTGTTTACAAACCGCGTTCTCCGCGGGAAGAATGCATTCCTTACGAAAAAGACGATTGTTGCAAGTTTAGATAGAAAGATTTCCGAGTAATCCTTCCAAGTCATCAATTCCTCCAATAATCTCTGCCACACCGGTTCCTAAATTGCTAGAGTCAATACCACAATGAGTGATACGCCACCCACTTTTAATTGCTTCATCACACAGATTTGTAACTCCATTTTTAGTAAAGATAAGGCTTCCCGTATCACATCCATCTGTAATAATAAAAAAATGATGATCAGCTCCTTTCTCACTACCCCACTCGGTTAAAATAGCACCAACTGCGTCGTACAAAAATGTAGTTCCAAATTGAGGTAATTCTTCAGTTGAAAAGGGGTTTATGTTGTTGATAGGTACAGCTCTACACAAATAGTGACGACTATCACAAAATAACATAACGGAAAGATATATGTCTACAGATTGCTTAAAGTTTTCTACAAATTTGTTAAGACCTTTAATGATACTTGTTGCATTCTTTTTCATACTGTAGCTGATATCAATAAGAACAATTATGTGTTTCATGTGAAAATACTTACTTTTAATTAATTCATTACGTTTTTAAGTGTAAATCTTATTTATAGTGTTCAACTCTAATATAAAAATCATGGAAGATTTAGATGTTCGAACAGTGCTACCTATTTTACAACAATTTGGTATAAACATAGATCAGCTCGGTCCAGAAAGACTTGAAGAACTAATGAAATTGTGTAGTAAAATTAAAAATCCATCTGAAATAACTCCAGAAATCTCTAAAAAACTTTTAGAAATAATAGGAATAAATACTAGAGGTGTTTCAAAACCAACAATCAGATCAACAGTTAAAATAGGTCGTAACGAAGTGTGTCCTTGTGGAAAAACTGGAAAAAAATATAAAAACTGTTGCGGTTCTAATGTTGGCGATTTAAAAAGCAAATCTCCACAACTAAATGACAATTCGATCGAACCTTAAAGAAGTGTTTGATGAATGCAAGAAAAAAGGTTTAAATGTTGAATTAGGAGAGAGTTATTGTTCTAGTATAAAAAGTTCTACTCCACATTCTGGTGGTATAGGATGGGTGAATGCAGAGGCTGAAGACGATGATAGAATAATGGAAGATATAGAAGGAGAAGGAAGTGCTGAAGTAACTTGGTGTTTTGGACCACCCGAAAAAATGAATGTAGTTGGAAATATCTTATTAAACGCATTTATCAAAAAAGGTTATATTGTAGTATGGAATACGAGTATGGGATGTCGAATTTCAGCTGTTATAGAGGAGGAAGATTTACCACTATCTTTTCTTGAAGGGTGGGCAAATGAAAGCGAAAGTGAACCTGAAGAAGAAGAACCTGAAGAAGAACCTGAAGAAGAAGAACCCGACGATAGAGTTAGTCCTGAAAAAGAAGTTGTATTTAGTAAACAAGAAGAGGAACAAGCATTAATTTTTAACAGCGATGATGAAGATGACGATGAAGATGACGATGAAGATGATGATGATGAAAACAATACCTTGATAATAGATTTGGATAGCGATGAAGAAGATACTTAGTTTAAGTAAAAAGTTATCAGGTAAATATTTTAATCATAATCGCTTGAAGATATTATGATTACAAAATTAGTAAACATTTAGAAAATTTACTTTACATAATCAAAATGTTTACTTATTCTAAAAATGGATTTTAATCTCTTAGCGATTGTAGGTGTAAGTATTAGTACAAGCACTATTATATTTTTTGTATGGGATTTTTTTATAAAAAAAAATCAATTGATTTCTGATAAAAAAGAAACAACGTGTATTTGCAAAGATGGAGGATATTGTGGATATTGTGGACTTAAACTCTGTAAGTGTAATTGTCAAACTGTAGGTATTTGCACATGCAAAGAATTTATAGATTCTACAAAATCAAAATTTTCTAAAATTAAGAATTTTTTCTCGAAGCCTATACGTTTTCCTACTTTTATAAATATTCCACGATTTCCTGTTTTTCGCCTAATTTTACAACCTATTTTTATTCGTATTCGTCTCGCTTTCAAAAATATGAGAATAACAGAACAAACAAAAGCAGAAGCAAGTTTATACAAACTTGCAAAATTACTGTGGGATCAAGGTAAGTACTCAGAAGCAGAGCAAATTAACTCTCAAATCGTTAATATTCGAAGGATAGTACTTTGTGATAAAAAATAGTGTTAATATCTTTGATATTAAGAACTTATAAAATAAATTATAATTTTAAATTATTTAGAGATATATAAATATGGAAGATGTATGTAAAACATTATTAAATACTTATAATACGAACGTTCTTGATATTTTAGATACAGATTTACAACAAGCTCTTAAAAGAGAAGCCGAATGTACTGAACAAAATCCAAATCCATCAGGTAAAGACAGAGAAATACTTCGTAAGTTAATAAAAAATCATTATGATGAAAGTAAAATTAAACCGTCTGCTAAGTTTATAGGAGGACCTAAAACTCTTACAGTTCATTATCTTCCAGAGTACCAGAAATATATATATATATTTGGTGAACAACATATTAACATGATGGACTGTAAAAAATTTGATAATTTTCTTGAAAAAGAAGATCTTATAACTCCCATTGAAGAATATTTGTACAAATTGATTACAAACACTGATGTTTTTATAGACATTTTTGCTGAATTACATACTTATGATAAAAGTGGAGAATACCCAAAAGATTATATACCTTATGCAGATATGAACGGTCGAATTGCAAACCTTTTTAAAAATTTTAAAAAATGTTTACAAAAAAATACTCGTCACGATGAAGATTGTAAATTAGCACGGATTCATTATATTGATATTAGGAATGAAAGCGGGTTTGAATATGAAAACCCAAAAGTGTATGATATATTTTGGTATAGCGAAGAAATGAAATCTATTATAGATAATGATATTATGCATAATAATATACTAGAAAAAATTGATAAAATTAAACAAGAGGAGGAACCTGGTTATTTATACCATTTCTTTTATAAATACAAATTTATAAATAAAAAAGAGGGACGACCGTGCGGCGGTTGAAGAGACTGGCAGAAAACCTGGCAAACAAATCAAACAAACAAAAATGAAAATATTTTCAATATAGAATCGTCAACAATTCATCATGACGTTGAGTTATTTCTTCGTCTCCTTCCAGAAATTCCAACGTCATTAAGAGGGCAACACAACACGCTTATCCATAGAGGCATCCCAAACATTAGAATAATTGTCATTCTCTAGATTTTCTCATTGCATCTTTGGCCGACTGAAAAACAACACGAAGAAGAA